CCTCACGTCGTACTTCCCTAGGGATTCTCGGTGTCTCCTTGGTATCCATTAAGCGCAGCAGATAATCCCTGGTTGCAACAATCGCTGCAACCTGCTGATGGACAGTGCTAATCCGAACTTTATGCCGTAAACCTTTCATAGCCCTGCCTAATGGTTTCACCTTGTTCGTGCCATGTCCTGATCTCTTCGGCGCTAAGTCCTTGGCCAACTCTGAATGTCGCCTTCTCAGCCCACTCCTTCCCAAGCCTCTGCGCATGCTGCTCAGCAAGGCCCGTATATGTACCCTTAAGTCCTAATGGCGCCTCTGAGCGGTTGTAGAGGTCATACAGGAAATCCATGTACTCGGCTCGATTGTTCTGCTGCTGTGCCTCTTCGATCGGAGTACCCATCGGCTTCTTCTTCAAAGCTTGATCTTAAGCAGTTCGATATCAATATGCAAGACAGAGCACACAGTTGCGTGCCTCTCGTCATAATGAGGTTTTAACGCACCATGAGCATCCCATCAGAAAAGGAAATTCGCCTTTTCTATGGAGAGTGGCTGAAGGCTGAATATGGCATGGACACCGAACAACTGCCGTCACCAGCAATTGCCACTGTCGTTGACTTCACGCAAGCAGCCATCGAAAAGTTCGGATATGTATCCCTAGACGAAATCGACGATTGGCTTAGCAGGCCATACGCCGATCAACTTGATTGTCTTTAATTCTTATTAACTAGAATTCTTACAGAGAACCGTCCACTATGTCCACCGAACACGTCGCTATCTTTGCAATCGTCATCGCTGCTGGGAGCGAGCTGATTGCCATGAACCCCAAGCTTTCCAGTAATTCCTGGGTACAGCTAATTGTCAAAGCCCTGAAAGATATCTTTCCTAAGAAGACTCCCAATGAGTAGCCTGCTTTAGATTGTAAACTCAGCGAAATCAGCTATTATCTCATAGACTCGGACTATCTGGTGTCTATTGGAGGAGGCGAAATTACAAACCAACCACTTCGGATAAGTATCGCTGTCATTTTCATAAACAACATACCGATTCTGAGGCTCATCGCTTTTATCCATAATACTATCATCACCAAAATTTATTGACAAGTGTGCCAACTTTTTAGCGTTTTGATTAGCATCAATCCCTACTAATTCGCACATATCTAAATCGCCGAACGCGGCATTAGTCTTCCTAAACATTAGGAATTTATTCTGCCCTATGCCAACATCTCGAATGCCACCGCTGCTATTTACAATATGACCACCGAAATCATGATCGCCATCTTCTAGAGAAGTAAAGTTATTATTAGTATTCCCCATAGTTCCATAAAATGATCCAGAATTACTTTTTTGGTTGCGCTGGGAAATGAATGGAACGCCCCCAGCGCCTTGGTAAAAGTCTGCGCTGTTGTACCCACCGTCCATTCTTACTTCAGTGCAAGACCCAGATCTCGACAAGGTCCATCCACGTTGATCAGGGGCGGCAAATGATCCTCCGCAACCAGCTTCTACTTCACCTGCGGCGACTGTTGCATCAGGCTGCCAGACGTGCTGCCAATTGTGTCCACCAGAACTCCAACCTGTTCCTCCCGCTGCTGGGTGTTGAACCGTTGAGCCAATCGTGATTCCAGCTGATGTAGCCGTATGCAACCTATAGGTGCTCATGTAACTGTTGCCAAACCCAAAGGTCATGAAATATTGATTACCAGTCCCTTGATGGAATCCAGTACAGAACGTACCACTATTAGAATGATCAGCACCCGTACCATTTGTACCACCATTTACTGAACCATCAGTCGCTACCTGTCCAGCTGTATACCCAAATACATGAGAGCCGTAACCGACATAGCCGTTATTACCACCCGAAAAGAAGCAGCCGTGTACAGGATCAAATGCTAAATAAGTTGTACTCATAGCAGCGCCACCACCGTAGTTCCATACGGCCTGTGGTCCACCCTGTAGAACGGTAATTGCGCCCGTAGATCTATCTACTGAGAAAGAGCTGACATGAAATCCTGTTTCGGAATTAGTATAATCGTGCCATTGAGCCCAAGTTGCAAATACATTTCTAGACTTTATGTTTCCATTTGGAGAAGCTCCTGGGAACATGCCAGACGTAGACTGATATGGCAACCTAGTATCCACACCGGTCACATCTAGTTCAACCGAAGAAACAGGAGTGCTGCCGTGCAATATGCCATCAGCGCCGCTAGCACTACCACCGCCACCGCCGCCGCCACTTCCGGCGCTACCTGGAGCAGGAAATCTTCTTCCCATTACACAATTCCTAGAAGTTCCATCTGCTAACTATTCTAATTAGTGTGGGGGTTTGATAGGCACGGTTGCATTGGCCAGATCCGTTTCAGTAGCAGGCCAATTGCGTAATTGAGTACGATAAAGTTTCCAAATTATCTCCATTTCAGGGTTCCTCATTACTGTTAGCGGAAAATCTGCAAGGAACCATTTGTCTGATTCTTCAAGCAAAGCATCACGGTGTGTGCGTAATGCTGCAATGTCTGCAAAAGTCATGATTACTTAGATTGTGTAAGAAGCAAAGTCGGCGGTCATGTCAAAGACCTTGACATGGGTATACCTGGTGGCACTCTTGGTCGAGACGACCAACCACCTGGGATAAGTATCGTTATCATTTTCAAAAACAACGTAATTACATTGGTCGACGTTTGAAATGTCTAGCACGCTCTTGTCCCCCAGCAACCCCAAGTCCAAGGTCGCCAACTTCTTGGGGTTCTGATTAGATTCAAATCCTATTAATTCACAAAAATTGCCGCCACTGAAGGAGGGATGCTGAGGCCTGAAGAATAACATTTTATCCTCCCCTATTCCAACGTTATTAACGTTATACCCGTACCCGGCATCTCGCGTGTGAGTCCCCAAATCCCTAATGTTATCAACGAGTGATGTCGGGGAATTGCTGCCGTTGCCAATTGTGCCGTAGAAGCTAAGACCCGTAGTCATAAAAGTCACACCGCCAGCGCCTGTGTAAACCTCCCCATACTCGACACTTTTTGGATTGACGTAGGTCGAAACAGATGAACCTCTTGAAACGTTCCATCCATAGTCAGGGTTATTGAATGATGTTCCGCTAAGTGCTTCAGGCTCTCCTGAGGCTACTTCTGTATCAGGTTGCCAGGCGTGATCGAAAGCGTAGTTGGTCGAGGTCCAAGACCCATCGCTAACCCAATTGCCAATAGTCAATCCAGTTGTTGAAGCCGTATTTATCCTGTGACCGGCATAATAGCCATTATTCACGTCATAGCCACTAGTTATAAAATAGTTATTGCCGGATCCTTGGTTTAGTCCAGTGCAATACGTACCATTGGGACCACGATCCCGGCCCGTAGAGTTATAAGTACCACCATTTACTGAACCATCAGTCGCTACCTGTCCAGCTGTATACCCATTTATACCATAGGTGTAACCTGGCATTGCGCTCTCACCTCCAATGAGGAAGCAGCCGTGAACAGCATCATGCTGAAGACAAGTTGTACTTAGTCCAGGGGTGCCGTTGGTCCACATATCCTGCGGCCCACTTTGGAGAATAGAGATTGCGCCTGTATTTCGATCTACTGAAAAACTAGTAATAGTGACCCCACAATTACCCTGTGTAGTATCGGTCCATTGTGCCCAAGTTGCAAATACATTTCTAGACTTTATGTTTCCACTTGGAGAAGCTCCTGGGAACATTCCAGACGTATATTCATAGGGCAACCTAGTATCCAGACCGGTCCTGTCGAATTGCACTACTTCGGATACTGGCGTCCCATTGTGTAAAGCGGCATCAACATTAGTACCACCACCTCCACCACTACCGCCACCGCCACCGCCACTTCCGGCACTGCCAGGGCCAGGAAATCTTCTTCCCATTACACAATTCCTATAAGTTGAATAACATCTAAAGATGCTTGAGTTAAATATTCAGCCGAGCCCACAATTAAGACTCCAATCCGTAAGCCACGAACGAAACAGACCCAGCACCACTGCCACAAATAATTCTCGCCCCAGTTTCAAGAACGATGCCAGTGCGTTCGTATGTTGTATTTGCTCCTAGAGAATAATCGTACTCAATATAATTCTGAGTAGGAATAGCGCCACTTGCTGCAGCGCCATTAGGCAGAACCGCGATTCTGACAGTGTCGGCGGCGGCTGTTTGATTGCATATTGAAAGGACCAAAGTCGTCGTAGCCGACGCTGTAACTATTGCAGCCGTGGATAGATCCGGTGCGCCTCCACCAGGCTTCGTGTTCCCTAATACTCCTGAGGCCATAAGTCAGTAAGGCAATTAATAGGTAGTCTATCTACCCTTCTAAATCAGTATAGAGAACTTTCACAGTTAACTCTGTCTAAAATCACCCGCTCCATCGGGATCGTTCATTCTCGATACTCGACGCCTTAAATCTAAACGTTTATCTAGCACTTCCCTCATGACTTGAGTATTGCGACTCTTCTTTTCGCCTACTCCACGACTTGATCGGGAAGGGTGATTGTATAGGGTATTTTTCTCAGCCTTTCCGAAAATCAAGCAGACATTCCCAAGAAATAGGCGAAAGCATTAATTGTTGCGCCTCCTACGATTTGACCATTAATCCACATTGTCCACTTGGTGCCCTCTGTCGCTCCGGTTGGGTCCTCTGCCGCGTCAGAAGTGTGATCAACTGTACACATATATATGTCCTTGTTCGGGATGGATCCCAAAGTCACTAGATCACCGACAAAATAATCAGTGTCTACAACATAAGCGCCACGATCGCTTACGCCTGCTGCGTACCGTTCCCAGGAATTGCCAGCGAAATCGCTTCTGAATGATCCTCCCGACGTATGGTTGGCCAAGCAGCGATAGCTTTGCCCTCCGTAGACAACCGAGTCGTCAACCTTGTAAGCCGTTGCTGTTACCCAGGCATTGCGATGGTTGTATCCTTCTACGAAAGGCTCCCAAGAGCCAGCATTAGGTGGCTCTACATTTGTACTAGCGGCTATGGCTCGGTAATAGGCCCCACCATGCTTAACCAAAGCATTAATGCCATAGTTCACCGGATCACCGTTCCCATCCGTGGCAGCCCAGTCTCCACTCGCACTCATTCCGTCTACCAACGGCGACCAGAAATTCGTGTCGGTACACGCATTACCAGAAGTAGCAGTTCCGTTTACATATATGTACGAGTTGCCGCCATTTTTGACTACATCGTTGTAGCTGTAAATAGTATTTGCATTGAATTCATTTCTAAAAAGAAAACGAAGCTTACCTAGATCAATAGTGGTGCTCATACAATCTCAACTTGTAAATGGCCCGGCTGTGACGCTGACCAACTGAAATTCAATAATTTGTCAGACCACACCACATTCGCGTAGTCCTCTTCTATGTTGATTATAGTATCGTCCACCATCTTGACGAAGCTCCCATCGTCGACCCTGGTCACTTCCAATTGGCCGTCTTTTATGTTGTACTTAAAGCAGTAAGCGATTCGTCCCGTGGGCTCTGGAAACTCGGTAATCCCTTTGGTCTCTACCTCTTTTAATAGCTCAATCTTGCTCATCAAACATCCTCATAAATAGATAGCCAAACATCGAAAGTGTCAGCGCCAGTACCACCAATAAGGGGTGCTGTGCCTTGGACAGTATCATCACCCTCCAAGACGACTTTCTCAGCTGTTAATACTTTAATCGACTGGCCAGCAGGGACATGAACATCATTCAAGAATGACCTACCTTTCTCTCCGATCGCATAAGATTTGGTCGGCCTTGAAAAGGATTCTGTATAACGCGCCAAGCCCTTAGTAATACGAAGATCTTGAATATTGCCAGTTATATTCTGGCCCGCGACACCAGACTCTGTGCCAACCATTAGATCCCCTGCATTAGTCCAATTAATGGTGTTCGCTACGGTGAAACCTAATACTCCGTCAATAAATCCTCTTAACGTTGTCCCTGATCTAGTGAGAGCAACATGATGCCATGTTGTAGGTGCAATAGCGCCTAGAACTCCTATTTCTGTAGGTTGCTGCGGATCACCGGTTCCATGGTTGTAAAATTTGAGATTGCCACTAACCACTAAACCAAAACTCCATGACCCTGCTAGAGCGCTAGAACCTGTAGTTTTAGATAATGGCATAACAGTGGTACTCGGGTGAGCATCTGTATAAAACCAATATTCAATCGTAAAATCTCCGTCTAACTCCAGGCTCGGGTCATCCGCTAATGACAAGTGTGCTGATCCATCGAATCGCGCACTTGCTGATCCAAATTTCTTTCTTGTATTATCCAGCGTCGTAAGGTTGTTCGACGCACCCACTACTGGTGCAGCCGGATCGTAACTAATACTCTCGTAATACGAAAAAGTACCTTGCGTCATGCTTTGAAGTGGTGCCAGTACTGAGACCTTGTCCCACTCTGAATCGCCAGCTATCACTCTTATGCTGACAGGTAATTCATATGCACTTGTATTGCATACTGTCATTCCTGTAATAACAGACTCTTTACCAGTAGGAACGGTGTAAATACTCGTGTAACCTGATGGCCAACTAGCGTCACCAAGTGTTCCTGTGTATCGCTTAAATGATGCCATTAGTAACTAAATGCCAAGATGTCGCTAATAGAGCCGCCGCCGCCGCCGCCGCCCATTGAGACCCAAGATGTGTCTATGTACATGGTAAGGGAGCCGGTCAAAGTGTTATACCAAAAGTCTCCTTCCTGTACTCCTACGGTGGGTGCACTGTTCATCTTAAATACTTCGCTGGCTACTTTTTTCCAAGTGCCACCAATGTTGTAGATCCTCAAAACCTCACTACCAGTATTCGTGGTGTCGTACCAGAGATCGCCTACCTGCGGTGATGTTGGAACGACAGCAGTGCATTCGACATTGCCACTGTTATACAGTCGGTCTGTTGATGGAACCTCTGCTGGGAATCCATTTATATAGACAATTGGATAACGTTTAGTCATTAGGTCCTCTCTACGGGTACTTGAAGGTGAGTGTCAAGCTGCGTAGTGCTGATCGCCTCACCGATCGCAGTTAAGTAATCCCCTGAAGTTGATGCTGGTACAGACGTAATATGCCCTGTCAATGAATCCAAGAAATACTCAGTGCCAACCGTGAAGTCCGTGCCAGCAGTAAATGGCGCTGCCGGCGGAGTAAAGGCACCTGTATAACGCCCGACCCCTTTGGTAATTCGTAATTCATCTATATTCCCTACTAATCCCTCTTGGAAACTCGTAACCCATCGCCCTAGTCGAAGTGGGTAGTTCGTATTGGTGTAATCAACCGCAGTCTGGATGGCAGCACCCTGCACGCCATCAACGTAGAAATTCTGAATAAGCCCTGTTCTACTGATCGCAATATGGTGCCAAGTGGCGGCAGTGACTTGCCCCATTAAATAGTTCGCTCCACCGCTAAGGTGGAAATCCCACCACTCAATATCACTCGAAGAACCGCTCGAAGGCAGCACCTTGATGCCCCATGTACCCGGAGCTGTGCCATTTAAATCCCTCTTCGCAATAGGCACCATCCCGTGTACACCGGGCAGCGCATCTAAATACAGCCAAAACTCAATAGTAAAATCTCCGTCCAGTTCTAAAGACGAATCAGACGCCCAAACAAGTTCTGCAGTTCCATCGAATCTTGCGCTGCCATATCCGAATTTTTTAATAGAAGTATCACTTGTTGTATTTGTATTCGTAGGCAGCGCATGATCGATCTCGCTGACATCGGAATTATCAATATCAAAATTACAAAGTAATGACACTCTCGACCACCCTATTTCTCTTGCGTATGACCGGCCTCTGACAATCACATTCACTTCAGCATCTAACGCTGCATTGGCAGTAGCAAGGCCAATGACAGTTGCTTGCTCTCTAGTGGCATCTTTCTGTGCTCTATATACTTTTCCATCCGCAGTCGATAGATAAACGGCATCTCCTTTTATCAGTATTTCACCAGCAGTAAATGGTATCGACACGGCTGATCCGCTACCACCACCACCACCACCACCAGCAATAGCTGCTTCAAGTGCTATTAGCGCCTTGATAACTCCACCAGTGTTACTCGGATACGATGTCACTGTTCCTCCCTGCGCAAGAATACATGCATTAATTGCTGCGATAATTCCAGCGGTATTCTCTGTATACGCCACTGCAAATCAATCAGGCACAAGACTATTCTACCGTTACTTAAGGAACAATTACTGGGGCTCCGCTTGAACCCGGTTCAACTGTCTCTACCATCGGATAATCCACACCTCCCACGCTTACTGTTGACTCGAATTTACCCACTGAACTATTAAATATACGCAAGCTCTGGCTACCTCTTTTGAGCCACCAATCATTCTGCCTGCACCATATATCAAGCGGCTCAGTACCATCGTTCCAGAATATTGGACGCTGATCAAAACGGACCGCATTCCGTGGGTCATCTCCAGGGAAGATATTGATACCTACAACATCGGCCAAGGCAAGTAAATACCTGTCATAGCTCATTCGTTGTTTACGGAAATATTCCATAAAATCTTCTGTGGTAAATCCCTGCTCAGAGACTGAACCGATAGAAAACGTTGTCCCGTCTGCTGACGTGGGGTAATCATCCGGTTCATACCAAGGGATCCCACACTGCCAACGAAGCGCATGGATATGCTTGCACTCTCGTCTTTCGTCGATTCGTATAGGCAAGGTTCGCCATTGGCGGTAGTAACCAGCGCCCTGTTTCTCCCAAGCAGCGGCAACAGTTCTATTAGCGTTCGGGAGGGGGAAGTCATCGAGACTGGCATTACCCTTACTGCCCTCGAGGTTCGCCAATGCACCGCCTAAATGATCAGGACAGCAGCAAAACATTTTAAACGCTGAGCAGAGATGTCTGCCGCTGCTTGTATTCCAGATAGTCGGTGATAGTGGGTCATATTTAAGCTTCTTCCAGTAAATGCGTCCATTCTTTTCCACTCTCCCCTGTGGCTTCGAAAGATCAAAGGTCAGAGTCATTGCGCCGACACTAGTATCTACTAGTGTCAATGCAACACTGCCTGCTGGATTAGAAATCAGATCATCTGGATAATTCGTACCGCTCGCCGTGTCTTCGAATTGATCTCCGATAAAAACACTGAAGATGGCTACTTGCGTCGGCGTAAGTATCGAACTTACGTCATAAACAAGCCTGTGATTCGCGGGGTCTGGATCAGTTGTTAGCAGCGTGAAGTTCGCTGAGTTCAATGCTGTCGGGAGAATGATGCTCCCCCTGGTCCTCATGCCAGCGAACCAAGCTCTCTCTGGACTGGACTTGCTCGGGAAAAGAGTGACTATGTCCTTCGATTCACCACTGACTGCGCC